GAGATTCAAAAGTCAATCCTAGTAATTGTATCACTGGACATAAGAACCATGATAAGATGGCAGGAGTTGGGGATGCAATATACAAAACTGTTTGCCCTAAGTGTGGTGCTGTTAGACAAGATAGTCAGATAGGACTTGAAGAAACACCAGAAGAATATATTGAAAATCTTGTATCTGTTTTTAGATCAGTGCGTGATGTGATGACTGACGATGGCACACTGTGGGTCAACATAGGTGATAGTTATTACAATTACAGACCTGGTAAAGGACAAGCATTACCAAAACAAACTGTAAGTAAAACTAAACAAGATTTACCTGATGAATGTGCTAAGAGAGGTAACAAACTCGAAGGTCTCAAAGAGAAAGATTTGATAGGTATACCATGGATGTTAGCATTTGCATTGCGTGCAGATGGATGGTATCTCAGACAGGATATTATATGGCATAAACCTAATCCTATGCCTGAGAGTGTGAGAGATAGGTGTACTAAATCACACGAATATATTTTTCTACTTTCTAAAAATCGTAAATACTATTATAATAATGAAGCAATTAAAGAACCCGTCAAGCAAGACTGGGGTACAAGAGACCGCAGTAAAGGTAAGTACCATAATCCTGGCACTGGCTTGGTTCCTCATAGTGGGTTATCCAAGTCTTACACTACTAAAAACAAACGGGATGTTTGGACAGTAACAAATAAACCATATAAGGGAGCACATTTTGCTTGCTATCCACCTGAGTTAATAGAACCATGTATAAAAGCAGGAAGTGAAGAAGGTGATATTGTATTAGATCCATTTATGGGATCAGGAACAACAGCAATTGTTTCTAAATCGTTAAATAGACATTATATTGGTTGTGAATTGAATGAAGATTATGGTAAACTTCAAAAGAAGAGATTAAGTGAGAAATCATTTGCGAGGTTAAAACTAGAATGACAGAAAGAATAGAAGAAACAATACTTCGCAATCTAATATACAATGAGCAATACTATCGCAAGGTAGTGCCATTTATAAAAGCAGACTATTTCCAAGAGTACCATGAAAAAATTGTATTTGAAGAGATTGCTGACTTCGCTGCTAAGTACGATAAAGTACCTACTAAAGAAGTCCTCACAATTAATCTCCAGAATAGAGGAGACCTTACAGAAGAGACATTCAAAGATTCAGTACAGGGAATAAATTCTCTATCTGATGACTGGGTGGATTATGACTGGTTGTTAGATGCCACAGAGAAATGGTGTCAAGATCGTGCTATATACTTAGCACTCATGCAGTCTATTAAGATCGCTGATGGCGGAGANAAAAAGTTCACAAAGGGTGCTATACCCAGTATTTTACAAGATGCTTTGGCAGTTTCATTTGATGAACATATAGGACATGACTACATTGAACAATCATCAGACAGATATGAATTCTACCACAGGAAAGAAGAGAAAATNCCCTTTGATTTGGAAAAGTTTAACTNNATNACNAAAGGTGGTCTCCCTAACAAGACTCTCAACATCGCTCTTGCTGGTACAGGTGTCGGGAAGAGTTTATTCATGTGCCACATGGCTGGTTCCGCCCTCACTCAGGGGTACAACGTTCTCTACATTACATGTGAAATGGCAGAGGAGAAGATTGCTGAACGAATTGACGCAAATCTTTTAAACGTAAGCGTCAAGGACATCATGGAACTACCTGAGGTTTTATTTAATTCAAAAGTAAATGAGATCTCTAGAAAGACACAAGGTAAACTGATCATTAAAGAGTACCCTACTGCATCTGCACATGCAGGACATTTTAAGGCACTCCTAAGTGATCTTAAATTAAAGAAAGATTTTACACCTGATCTTATCTTTGTTGATTATCTAAACATTTGTGCTTCTGTTAGATATAAAGGTGCTGTTGTTAACTCGTATACCTATGTTAAAGCGATTGCTGAAGAGCTTCGGGGTCTTGCTGTGGAAAGTAATTTACCTATTATCTCTGCTACTCAAACTACTCGTAGCGGTTACGGTAACTCTGATCCCGATCTCACTGACACTTCTGAGTCTTTTGGTCTCCCTGCCACTGCTGATTTTATGTTTGCCCTTATATCTACTGAGGAACTTGAACAACAAGGTCGCATCTTGGTCAAACAACTTAAGAACAGATACAATGACCCGACTGCCTCACGAAAATTCATTCTGGGAATTGACAGATCGAAAATGAGGTTGTATGATGTAGCAGATGACTCGTCTGCTATTACTATAGAAGATGAAGAGGTGGGAGAAACCTTACAACAATTCTCACAAACACAAAACAGATTATCTAAATTTGCAGAATGGAACGTATAAAGCATGTGGACTTTGATAGGTACACTCATTTCGTGGATGCTGTCACAAGCACTCCTAGTAAGGATTTTAAATCTCTTGTTGATCGCTTGGGTGAACTTGACAGAGAAGGTGCCAATATTGAACGTCTTACCACTGCTGGTGTTGGGATTAATGCTGAAGGTGGAGAGTTCCTTGAGATCATTAAGAAGATGGTATTCCAAGGTAAACCATGGAACGAAGACAACAGAGAACATCTGATCATTGAACTTGGTGACATCATGTGGTACGTAGCACAGGCATGCATGGCACTCGAAGTATCATTTGATGAAGTGATTGCTACCAACGTTAAGAAACTAGAAAAAAGATATCCAGAAGGATCGTTTGATGTTTACTTTTCTGAGAATAGAAAAGCAGGAGATCGGTAAAATAAATAGGTAAATGGCATACAACATTCTACCATCTACAGAAGAAGAAGCTAGAAAGGCAGTTGGTTTTATGAATGAAACATCTGCTAAAGAAGCATTTCGTTTGTATAGACATCTTTATAAAAAGTATGGACATATCATACCAAATCCATTAGCATTTGATTCTTCTAAAAAGAATGATTGTAAGATCGCAAGAATGATTCAAACAGAATTTACTATAAAAGATATTAAAAAAGAATTGAAGATTACAACATTAAGACCAGATTTTGGTGATGGTACTAGAGGAAATAGAGGTCAAAATAACCAAGGAACATTGTTTGAGAGAAACATGGAAGAAGCTCTCAACGATTGGATTGAAAATCCAGATGATTTATCAAACAATAAGTATAAAGATTTTATTTACGATATAGTAAAACATTATAACTTAGAAAAATGTGATGAAATTAAAGTAGTTTCTGAGGGTAGACAAAATAAAAAAAGACCAATGAAATTAGTAAATGATCATTGGGAAATAGGTACTGCATCTAGGACAAATGGATATGATATAGGTGCTACCGTTACTGATGTAACCTTACACACCAAATGTAAAAATGTGAAACGTAAAATATATCTTTCACTTAAAACCAGTGGCACAACTAACCTGTCTAATCTTGGATTAAAAACTAATGTATTTCCTGTTGATGAAGTTAAGGCAGGAAAAATAGAAAAGAAGGATGGACTAGCATTAATGGATACGTTTGGTTTAAATGAAGAATATCTTTGTTCTACTTTCAATGAATTTCAAGATGGTAATAGGAGATATCATAAAACAGAAACACCAAATGGTTATAATAGAGATTTAATAAAGGAACTTATAAAAGGATCTCTTGGATATGGGTATCACTATGTGCATTTACAGAAAGGAACAAAGATTAAACATCTAGAAATAGATCAAAATTTTTTAGAAAGAGCATCTACTCCATCCAATGTAAAAATAAATTACGGTGGTGACACAGGAGGGGCAAAACGTGTTAATATACATATGACAACCCCTGTATTCAACATGGTTTTTAACATTAGAAATACAACTGATAAAGGAAGTAAAGCAGATCCAGATCGTGTGTATCCTGATAAGTTACAGTCAGCATATANAATGCAAGGTGAGACTGAAATGACTAAACATNNAGGAGATTCTACAGAAAAACCAGACGATAGTTAATGGCAAACGTAACCCAACTAAAACACCTCGAACATTTGGAAGATGAGATGCTCAACTATGGTGTTGAGGGTTGTATAGCGTCTGTTAATTTTCTCAAAGAATTGAGAAAGATGCTTGGTTGTGATAATAGCACAGGTTTNATGCAAACTAAATGGGATGGTGCACCATCAGTTGTATGTGGTACAGATCCTTTAAATGGTATGTTTTTTGTTGGAACTAAATCTGTTTTTGCAAAAAATTCTAAGGCATGTTACGATGACGTTGATGTAGATTTATATTATGAAGGAGATCTTGCAGAAAAATTAAAATATTCTTTGAAGTATTTTTCTACTTTAGGTATACAAGGCATAGTTCAAGGAGATTTACTGTTTACTACTGATGTAAAAAGAGAAACAGTTAATGGAGAGAAATTATATACATTTACACCAAACACTATAACGTATGGTATACCTGTAGATCATCCTATAGGTGTAGCAACGAGTAAAGCAAAGATAGGTGTAGTTTTTCATACACATTACAGAGGTACTGATTTTCAAACTATGCAAGCGGTTGCTGGTGCAAAGGTAAAAGGATCTATTGAAGTGTTATCTGTTGATAATGACACTCCAATGGATAGAGTTGGTTTAAATCATTCAGAAGAAGTGTTGTTTGATAAGTACGTTGCTAACATAGAAAAGATGTGTGCTGCATCTGGAGACTTTTTAGATGAATTGACTACTCTTTCTGGTACTGCAGGAGATGCTAAATGGCATGTATCTTCATACCTCAAACAATTTTTTAATAGTCAAATTAAAAATCAAAAGACTATATCAAATACAACAAAAGCACTTGAAGACTTGACTAATTTTTATCATAGTAAGGTAAAACCTCTTGCTGATAAGATAAAAACACCAAAGACACAGGTTGCTAAGAAGAAATTAATATATGATAGTGAAAACTATCTGATCAACAACGCTACAAAGTTCAAATCTATGCTTGGTTTGTACAAAGAGATACAAGAGATCAAACAATTTGTCATTGATAAACTAGATAAATTAGAAACTTTTAAAACATTCGTACAAACAGACACAGGATATAAAGTTACAGGTCCTGAAGGTTATGTTCTACATAAGGATGGAGACATGATTAAATTTGTTAATCGTCTTGAGTTTTCATACAATAACTTTACTGTTGCAAAGAAATGGCGTTAGTAACAAGACGATGTTATATGACATTTGGTAGGTTTCAACCACCAACCACAGGACATGAAGCAAACTTTAATAGTGTAAGACGTACTGCTGGCATAGATGACTATAGAATTTACATTTCACAGACAGTAGATAAAAAAGGAAACAATCCTTTGTTACCAGATAGAAAATTATTTTATATGAATAAAATGTTTCCTATACACAGAGGTAATATATACAGCGGTCCTAGAGATCCAGTAGCAGTTTTGCAAGATATTATGATGGCAGGATATGATGAGTGTATATTTCTTGTGGGATCTGATAGAGTACAAGCGATGCAGTGGATTCATAAATATAATGGAGATGAATATTCTTTTAGAAAGTTAGACATCGTATCTTCTGGTAGTAGAGACGCAGATGGTGACACATTTGCAGTATCTGGTACTAAAATGAGAAGAGCAGCGT